CTACTCGTTTTGAGCATGGGGCATCTGTGGGGCATTACCTCCAAAATTAGCGTTCAATATTGCCAGTTGGTTGTCATTGTTGTCTGTCATCCATTTACCGTAAACGCTGTAAACCATCTGTGCCGATGTATGCCCCATTTGAGCCGCAATGAAGTTTGGGTTGACTCCGGCGCTTAATGCCCAGCAAGCATATGTGTGTCGAGACTCATATGACTTGCGGTGAGGAATCCCGCTCCTTCTTAATATGTTGTTCCACGTTCCTGAGAATGATCCGGGTGAGTACCATTCACCCCCTTTACCATTCCTTGCTGTTAGCCTGGGAACAAAAACAAATGTGCATTCATCCTGGCGAGTTCTGCCAAACTCTCTTAGGTGAACGTCTATCTGATGTTGTTTTCCCATCCGGGTATAAGCCATCTGGCTTTTCAGCGCCTCGATAGCAGGAGTGGTGAGGTTGATTGTCCGGTTCCCGCTTTCTGTTTTTGGCGGTGTGAAGTGGTCTGAAATGGCAAGGTTTCTGCTGATCCGAATAGTCCAGTTCTTAGTGTCGATATCCTCCCATGCCAGTGCGCATATCTCTCCGTGTCGCATGCCTGTGTTAAACGCAAGCTTCCATAGGTTACGTATCTGTTCGCATGGGCATTTCTCAAGAAAACGATGATACTCATCACGGGTAAGTGGTGACGGATCTGATTTCGATTTTTTTAGCGGGGTAACTGCAGCAAATGGTGATTTGCTTATGTATCCATTCAACACCGCAAAATCAAACATTCCCTTCATGCAGGTAACGTAGACGTTAACCGTCCTTACCGTCCTTCCTTTCTTTGCCGATCTGTTCTTCTGGTGCGCACCACATATCTGGTAGCCGGTCAGCAATTCCTTCCTTACGTTAAGTACATCCTCATGAGTTATAGAATCAACCATCCGACTTCCGCCGAGAATGTCGGTTCCGATCGTGATATACGATACATATCGGAGATGGGCGTTAAGGGTTAAGTCCATCCTCTTAAGCTCCAGCCATTTGGCTGCCAGTTCAGCAACAGTTATCCCCGGCGGTGAAATATTGAACTTCCTCAGGTTTGGGGATTGTGGGAACTGTCTGGCGTAATCGAATGTACCAGTTTTTATAGCGAAGCAAACAGAGGCGCGAAGCTCTCCCGCTATGCGCCTGTTCTTTGCAGTATCAACCACGCCAAGGCTTTCCCTTACCCTTTTCCCGTTATATATGAACCATATGCGCAAAGTGCCGCCGTGGTTCTCCACTCCAGTTGGATAACCAGACATAAAATCTCCTGCGTTAGTTTAATGGGGAAGGTATTTAAGCAGATTTCTGGCGCGGGATCGCAGGTCTTTGACGCTCAACCCAGTTATCGACTTCGTGTCGGTTGTAGAGGATAGGGGAGTTCTCCTTTGGCTGGCAGTCGCCGGAGTAGTGGCGATACTCACGACCCTCCATCCATGAATTTGTGCGTGCTGACTTGATCGCATTCTTTGTCAGGCCAGTAATAGCCATCAGAACTTCTTCGGATACCCACTTATTGGGCGTCAATTGGATAATGTCGCTCATGGTTTTCTCCTATGCATACCACTTATCTATTTCGTCGTATTCCTTAACCACATCCTCATAACCAAGCGCCTTCAGAAGTTCGCAGATCACGTCGTCAGCGTTGCAATGAGCGATTTCCTTATCTCCCATCCCTTGCAAAATCTTGAGTTTGTTAATGGCTTCTTCGCGAGTCATGGTTTTCTCCAGGCAAAAAGAAGCCCGGGTGAACCGGGCAAATGGGGGATAACGTGGCAGTGCATTCGCACCCAATAGCCAGCTCATAACTGGCTATCAGTTGTGTCATGATTCCGGTGGTGGGGGTAGTGGCATCCAGTGCGTTACGGTTATTGGGTGATATTCAATTCCATAGTTGCTTTCATAAACCTGAGCATACCAACCATCGCCTCTGGGGCTGTACTCGCAGTACTGACCAACATGCAATTCAACGCCAAAGTCTGGGCGCGGCCAGATATAGACAAAATCATCGTCATCCGGCAATCGCTCACTACAAGGTACCCAATCCATAATCTCTCCTCATGCCGCCCGCATAGCGCGGAGGCGTTTTAATCTTTGCGCCATGCAAAAGTAAGCGGTTCATTGACAAGCCACAGATGACGCATGTTAGCTACATTGACCACGTCCTTTTGTGCTGGATAAATTTCGACAGCATCGCGATCCGCATATCCGACAGCGTTCTTTATCTCCTGCAAAGCATCCCAGCTAATCCCATCTTTCCAGCGTCCTGAATTAGCCATGCTGGTAGTATTTACCGACAGGCGAATAACACCGTTTTCCTCCTGAAACTCCTGCACGAGAAAGTAAGAGTTAACCCATACATTGCTGCGTTTCGGGTCATGGCATCGTACAGGCCAGCTTTCCTTCGGTACTTCTTTGAGAATTCCGATCACGTCTCATGCTCCTTAATTTTTTAATGTGCTCGCTAGCCTCAAGTTCGGCGCGTATCTGTGCCTCCTCGTGTGGGTCGAGGTGCTCGAAATCGTTATTAAAGCGGTCGATTGAAGCTGTGTTGATCCGGCCTTGTCGCCAGTAACGGGCTATTTCTGATGTGCAACTGTGTATGATGACGGGCCAGTTATGTTGGTCAGCGTATATCTGACCCCGTTGAATTAGCTGGAACATTGGCAGTCTCCATGTAAGCACCAATGAAAGCGGCTGCGGCCTGTGCATTTATAGCGTTACCATAGCCTTTGAGTCGGCCGACGCGGTTGCTGCTTGCCACTCTTGCCACCCCGGGCTCGACTCGTCCCAGGCGCGCGGCAGCCCCATCAACCAGCGGGAATGTGCCGGGTTCAACTGGACGCCATTGCCCATCTCGACAAAAGAGCCAGTCCGCATCTCGCCAAAAACCGTTAACCTCAAGGGGCCTGCTGTGTAAGTCTGACGAGGCAACTGATCCAGCCGTTCTTTCCCATCCCGCTGCGCTGTCATTCCTGATGTGTCTTTCCAGTCGCGAGTTGTTGGCGTAATCCATCCCGCCAACGCCGCTGCCCACCCGATTTTGTTCGGAGTTGCTCGACCATCCCCGCTCATTTGCACGGTCGTCGCGTTGGTGATATTGCTCACCTGCGGAGCTGGCCAGCCCGACAGCCGCGCAGCTCCGGAGACATGTTGCAGGCCCCGTTTCGTCTCCGGTTGTGGATTCGTATTCGCCACTGGCGTTGGCCACCCAATAGGCCCGCTCTCTGATGTGCGGCGCACCGATGCCCGCTGACGTAAACGGCACAAGCCCGAAGGCGTATCCCACTCCTTCCAGGTCAGCTTGTACAAGGTCGAACCATGCGTTTGCGTTACCTGCTGCAACCTGTTCGCCAAAGATGTGCTGAGGTCTGCACTCGCTGATGAGGTGGAAGAAAGCAGGCCATAGGTGCCGCTCGTCATCAAACCCATTTCCTTTCCCTGCCGCGCTGAAAGGCTGGCACGGGCAGGAACCAGTCCAGACTGGCTTGTCGTCGGGCCAGCCGGCGAGACGCAGGGAATGAGACCAGACGCCAATTCCGGCGAAAAAGTGGCATTGGGTAAATCCTCTGAGGTCGTCAGGTGTGACATCTTCAATACTCCGTTCGTCAACTTCGCCTGGTGCGATGTGACCACCGGCGATAAGGTTACGCAGCCATTGAGCTGCATACGGGTCGATTTCGTTGTAATAGGCTGCCATCACCCACCTCGTTGCTTATTCCGCAATTCCATTTCACCCTGGCACTCCACACACATCGTGCATCCCGGATACGCTTTCCGGCGTTCGTTACTGAGGCGATCACCGCACTCCTCACAGTGCGTTGCTGATACTGCTGAGTGGTTGAGTCTGTGAGCCTGAATAGCATGGTCGCGCATCATCTCTTCGAGAGCGCTGGCCTGATCGATGATTTCTGATGTCATGAGTGTTCCTTACTTCGAAGCCAGATACAGACCGCACCATCATCCGTGTCGTGAATTGAACCGACAAACCAACCATCACCTTTTATTCCTGATGGCTGCCAGGATGAAATGTCATAACCATCACCATGCTGCTCAATTTCATCCTCATCGCGATACTCCATCCTTAGTTCGAGTCCTTTTTCTTCAAGCCACGCATCAAACTCACCGTCCAATCCATATTCTCTGCCATCAGCAGGCTCGAAATAATCTGGGTGAGTCCAATAACCGTATTGGTCGCGTTCGACAGGGAAGGCTTTAATTTCCGTTGTCATAGTCCAACAGCCTTACCCAGCCTATCGCTGAGTTGATAGATGTGGTCGCGTAATTCTGTCAGTGTCTGAGCTTCAGACTCCAGAATCTCTTTGTGCATTAATTCACGCACCAGATGCTCAAACTTGCTGTAGTAACCAAGGCGAGAAAGCACCTCCTGACCGGCGTTTTTACCTTCCTTGGAAATCTTCTTCTCATTAAGAATCAGGTCATGTGCAGACCCGGTGACGACGTACTTATCGCCAAGTTCAATTCGTAATTTTTCACTCATAATCAGTGCTCCATGAACTGTCGGTTAATTCGGTTGAAGGTGAACGCGATAAAATAAAAAGGCCGCATTAGCGACCTTGTGATTCGTTTGGTTAGCGTCATGATTCGACTCCGTACCGGCCTTGCATCCGACCGATGCTGCTAACGAATGCCACCAGGCTTATACCCAGCGGAGCAATTTTCTGGTGATGATTCTTGATGATCGGCGGAACGACTGCATTCCATTTCGGCTTAGGCCTGCATTTCATCGTCTGCATAATCTCTGCTACGCATTTACGGCCTTGTGCGCGGACGGCGTTGTCTTGCTCTGGTGTCATGCAGCCTCCTTCAGCCGGTAAATGCACCCGCCAAGATGCTGATTCCCCCAATCCTCACGGACCAGCGCATCCTCAATGAGTTTCACCGTAGTGATGGGGATAATTGATTCGGAGTACTCCAGAGAAGGGGCCCAGCCAGCGTAGTAGGGTACGAACTCATTCAGCGTGCAATTCAATACCCCGGAGCCTGAAATGGCACCTGAGGTATCATCCAGCCAGCGCCACATCGCAGTGATATACGTGCGACTATCCCGCCGTAAAGCAGCGAGTAACTGCTCAGGTGACATCATGACAAGCTCCAGAGGTTGTTATTTGGTGAGTTTTTGCCAGATGGCTGAAACGTATTTGGCCTGATGAATGGCATCATCAAGCGCATTGTGGCGGGTTCCTTCGAATGGCATGTCACGCTTAGGGTCGAAGCCGATCGCTTTGCCTAGCTCAACAACGGTTCGCACATCACGGTCATTCCACCACTGCCATGGAACGTCCTGCCCTGTGAGGGCGTAGCTGTTGCGGAGGATGACGCAATCGAATGACGCGCCATTACCCCACACCTGCACGTATTTCTGATTGGTATTTTCTGCGATGAATTCAGAGAAATTATCCAGCGCATCATTTAGTGCGAACGTTTCATGCAGAAGTGACTTGCGAGCATCTTCCCCTTGCTGCATCCACCAAAGGATTGTTGACGCGTCAGGTCGGGCGCGGTACCGCATGGACGATTCAAGCGATACGTTGACCGAAAAACCCTCGCCAATCTCTCCAGTTTTTGGGTTGAAGAAAACAGCGCCGATTGAAATGACAGGCGCGTAAGGCCCGTTGCCCATTGTTTCAAGGTCAACCATTAGGTTGTTCATGTGATTCCTTAAATTGCGTGGATAGCGTGACGAGGGAATGGAAGAGTTACCGGTGCAAATGGAATATCGTCATCAAAGTCCATCGGCGGTTCGCTGTGCTGTGCTGGATGGTTTTGCTGCTGTGTTTTAGGCGCTTGCTTACTGGCTGCTTGCTGTTTGCTGTCACCAGTGCCGCCGAGCATCTGCATCACGCCATTAATGCCAACATGAACTTCCGTGGTGTAACGGTCTTGTCCTGACTGGTCTTGCCATTTCCGAGTGCGTAGCATCCCTTCGAAGTAAATCTGATCGCCTTTTTTGACATACTGACTTACTACCTCAGCAAGTTTTCCGACAACCGCTACGCGATGCCATTCAGTTAGCTCCTTCTGTTCGCCATTCTGCTTATCCCGCCACTGTTCTGATGTTGCCACTGTCAGATTCGCGAACGCTGTACCAGATGGAGAATAACGAACCTCCGGGTCTTGTCCGACCCGGCCTAAGATGATCACCTTATTAACGCCTCTACTTGCCATTTATGCCGCCTGTTTAAGTTCGTTTACCCTGATGTTCATTGTCTGAACGCATCTGTTCTGAGCATCCTCATTACCAGCCATCAGTCGCCAGTCATGTTGGTACCGCTCAATTAGTTTTTTCTTATCCGTTTCCGATGCTGCATATTCACTGAACTCTCTCAGTATTTTTTCCACATCACCCGGTTCGGGGTTTTTATTGCTTTCTGATGTTGTTGATTGGTTATGCTCGTATGGAGTTGCCCAGGCTGGAAGCGCGGGAGGGAGCCAGTAAAATGTTGTATTGTCTTTAAGTTTTGCTCGGTTCCATCCTTGTGATTTTTCGGTAGATACTTGAGCAAACCCTTCCTCCAGTTCGTATAGATATCTTCCGATCCCCCATTGCACAGCTGCGCGTTTCATTGCGCCTGAGCGACCGCCTTTTACTGCCTCGACTTGCGTCTGTTCTGCGGCATCCCACTTGGTGATCCACTCGTCACCAACTTTGATTGAGATACCGCACTCGACGCCGCCGTTATTCGGAATGTCCCGGTATTCGTTTTTCCATCCAGCCTTACCGCAAACATCATCCAGACGCTTCATAATTGCCCGGTTGGTAACGTAGGCCAGAACCATTGCCCACACTTTTCCAGCGCCAGTCTTTCCGCTTTGCTGTATCCTCCATTCGATATCACACGTATGGAATGGCTCATCTAATTTGCTCAGGTCCATATGACACCTCAGAATGGAAGTTCGGAAGGGTTAGCCAGGAACTCGCATTTATTCATGCGCTCACGTTTAGCCATAGACAGGCAAAAGCTTTTCATCGACTTGTTACCTGACTTGCGCCAGTAGAGCGCCTCTGTAACGTGGTACTGGCGCTTAATGCGGCTAAGTTCTGGTGTTGTTGCTAAATCAACTGGGATCATCTTTCACCTCAGTAGTTAATTTGTGTTCTCGGTACCAGACCATCCATCAGTGCTTTCAGGACTTCGATAGCCTGGTCGCGTGAGATGCTGGTATTAGCGGTGAGTGCGTTAACGATTTCAGTACCAACGACCTTGCGGTGCTTAACATCTGCTTCACGCTTTGCCTTTTCGTCAGCGATACGCTTCTCTTCTGCCAGGCGGGCGGCTTCTTTCGCTTCAGCTTCACGCTTAATGCGATCTGCCTCTTCCTGGGCTTTACGCTGTTCGGCGGCAATGGCTGCTTGCTTGTCTGCTTCAGCTTTCGCTGCGGCGTCTTTAGCTTCCTGCTCTGCACGTTCCTTCGCTTGCTTAGCCAGCAATTCAGCCTGAGCTTTTGCAGCAATCGCGTCTTCTTCACGCTTCTTCGCCGCCGCCAGTTCAGCCGCTGCTTTCTCTTCTGCTTCGCGCTTGGCTTTTTCCGCTGCCTGACGCTTCAATTCCTCTTCGTGAGCAATGCGCTTGCGTTCTTCTTCCGCTTTTTTCTCTGCCAGTTCACGGTCGAATGCGTCGTTCATCAGCAGGGCCATTTCATGGTCTGATTCACGTTGCTTCTTCAGCAGCTTTTTCTGCTGCAATACGTTCCTGCTCGGCTTCCCACTCGGTTAGCGGCCGGCGCACTTCATCTTTCAGTGCGTCCAGGCGTTCACGAACAATGCGGCGACTCTCATCAATCTGTTTTGGCAATGCTTTCAGTTCTGCCACAAGGTCTTTACCAGCGTTGTCGATATACGTTTTGGAACGCGCAACCTTGTGCGCCATGGATGCGATAGCATCACGACCTTTCTTGGTAGATACATCCGGCACCAGGCTACGAGCTTCTCTCTCAATTTTTTCAATGATGGGATCGAGCTGTTCGTTATTGGTGAATACAGCCATTGCACTCGACTTTTCGATAACGACTAAATCCGTTACTTCACTCATGGTCTCTCCTGAAATTTGGTTGTGCGCTTCACGTCTGCGATAGCCGGACGAGTAGGGGGATGTGGTGAATTTAGTATTTACTTATCAGAAAGCATCTTGGAAAAGGCGTCGCTCATTTCTCTTTTGAAGCGGTCAATATCAGCTTGCATATCTTTGAATGTGACGTTCTTCCGTGATTTTTGCAGCGTGTATCCGCAGCGGGCCATATACCAAAGGAAGGTGTCAACCACATAGATATGACCATCACGCGTGTTGCCATTTTCGTCTGCGTTTTTAATGGTGTTATGCATGGCTTTGAACACATCTTTCTGGTCGTGAAAGTCACGCATGAACTCAGGAAGATATTCACCACTTACTAGCCATTGAGATAAAGGGTCCATAATCATTTCCTGTGCCACGGAAAACCAATTGCCGCCTTCATATCGTTGTAGGCCGACATCCACATCACCGAATCACCTATGAATCTGGCGATTAGCGCTTTGTTCTGAGCTGCACGAAGCATGTTGTGATTAATCATGATTTACCCTCCACCTGCTGCAATAACCCGGCAATGTGCATCTGCCGACTTGTCATGGTGATTTTCTCGCGAGGTTTATCGACTGATGAGAGTTGCCACTCGTTGTCGTTGAGCTTTTTGGCGGTGTACTGCTTGCCTTTGTGGGTGACTTTCATGATGCCTCCAAGCCAATGGCATCAGAGATAATCTGGAGTTTCTCAACTGAAACACCTTTTCCGTTACCAACTGGCTTTTCCATCCAGTCGAGCGACACTAGTCGACCGTCTTCGATAACACCGATATTGAAATCATCACAACCTGCTACTTCAAATCCGTGAGAAATTGCCACTTCCCGCTTATCAAATCTTTCCAAATCTGAGGAAAAACCAATGCCGTAACCGTGGTCGTTTGACCAAGCGTGCTGCTGGATAACGATAAATTTTTGCATAATCACTCCGCGCTTAAGCCGCGCCGCTGAACGTAAAGACCTCTGCATGCAATTTTCATCGCTGCACTATTTGTAAGCGGTGGATAGCCGCCGTGATAACAGAGCACCCTCGTGAAGATGCTTTGGTATCAGCAATAAAAAACCCGCCGGAGCGGGTTAATTAACTTCCTGCCAATCTTCAGCCAAAACATCAGATTGACTAGCCAGCCAGGGTATAAGATTGTTATCAGCTGTCTTCATGCAAATAAATGGCGCTCCGTAGAGACCATCAATTCCTTCAATATCGCTTTCGAATCCCCACGTATCACCAGCGACGAGGAAAAGAAACATTCCTTTGCCGTTCCATCCTTTTCTAGATACCTTTTTTCCTACTTCCATGGCATTAACAGCATTACCAAAATTCATATCCATACACTTACCCTCTGTAGTTACCCGCTAAAAAGCAGTCTAAGCCCATAAATCATTTCGAAACTTCGTACCCTTGTTCGGAAAGCCATGTAGCCACATCCGATTCACCAATGGCCTCCAGGAGATCATCGACGTTGTATTCACCGACGATTTCATCTGCTTTGAAGGAGTCAGAGATTTCCATGTCATCAAAATCCACTTCAAGGCGACGATTCCATCCATCACCTTCTGGCGTGATGCCGTTTATGGATTTAATTTTTACTTTCCCGCTAATTGCCATTGCCTCACCTCATAAGTTAATTAACGCGCCGTAACCAAAAGAAAAGGCCGCGTTATGCGACCTTGACCAAATCAGAGAAAGTACTTCTCCACATGTGTCCACCAGTTAAGCCAAGCTCTTTGGCAAGCGACGCCAGCGCCTCAAGTTTGTTATCTCCAAAGCCTGACGGAGATTCCTGTAGGTTCACGAAATCAGATTTATGCGCACACCATGCATTGCCGTCTTCCTTCAATGTCACGCCTACGACACTGGCAAACATGTCCGCATCTTCATTTGTGCAATTCCACTTGCTCGCCAGTTCTTCCACGCGGGATTTATTAGCGCCGAGAGCGAGAGACTCAACTAGAAGCTCCCAGGCTGTTTTGCGGCTGGTTACATCTAAAGGCCAGGAACAAACTGCAAAGTCGGAATCGCGAATATCGACAATCGCATCAGGTGATGGCTTATAAATCAGATCGCCGTTTTGGTGCAGGTAGTACCATCCGTTTGTGCTCATATTTGTTACCCTCAATGAAGTTGAATTAGTTAACGCGCCGTAACCGATTTGCTGCTGCGATGGCCAGCTGAGTACAGCGCCACATCAGGCAAGCATGTAGATCCTGAATACTGATTCACCATCGTGGTAATGGTTACCACCTCTGAGCGCATCGCTGGCTTGCGCTTGCACTGCAACTGAACGCGTGACTCGGTAGGACGGTGCAATGCCTCATAACTTGCCGTCACTTCGTTCTGTAACGCTGCACGACGCTCTCTGCGACGTCCTGATGCTGAACCGTTGAATGATGTTCTACGTGTCATGGCGATCTCCTGAATGAACTTTGGTGGTGACGTGTCACGATGCTTATCTCCGTGATTGCTGTCTCGCAGCTGCAATTCACATCACCCCAAAGCACATTGCTTGGTTAGTTAGGCTTTTCAGCCTCGTAGTCGAATGTTCGACGTTGTGTAAAGAACATCACCGTCCTGGTGAGTAGTGCGTCCTGTTGATGGATACAATAATCACCGCAAGTGGTAATTAAGTCAACACCGCAAGAGATAAAATATTACCGCGAATGATTAAGTGGCTGATATTTGTGTGTATTTATTTTTTCACTTGTAGTGATATGCTCATAAAAACATCAATGAGGGCATTGTTATGGGGCTGGGAATGGATATGGAACGGGATGAGCTACTGGAAGATCGTGCTGCTTTCATCGCTGGCGAGATTGGCGGAGCAGTTGTTGAGCTGATTATCGGCGGTGTGGTGATTAGTCGTGATGCGATTGTGGATAGCCTGGAAGCCAAGAGGAAGGCAGTGGGTAATGTTATTCACAAGGGATTACTGAGGGATGCTGCTGAGTTCGTGAGGAAAGGACAGTAAAAACCCGGCGCGGTGACCGGGTTATTTCCTTTCGATTAAATCAAGAAGAGCTCGCGAAGCAGCTAAAGCATTCGATGTATCACCAGTTACCATTTGCCTACCCGGTGAAACCTCCCAAAGCTCTTCAAAAGAATGCGCTCTTTCAAAAGAATCAAAAGCTTCAAGTAGCGCTTGCTTCTGTTGGCTGTTTTTTAAGTCTCCAAACCTTAAAATGTCTGCGCGATTTATCTCCGCATAAAAGTATTCACCGCGACTGATCGCATCTATTTGAGTTATCAGTTTATCTCTTATGGGTAAGGCCAGAATATTCCACTCTTTCCTTTTTTCACCTTTGATCGCATACCTATAACTTAGGTATCCACTTGCAGGAACTGCAGTAATAGATACAATCATTGCAATTGTTGAAACGACGTCACTATAGCTCATGGAGGCTACCTTATGTCAGGCTCAGATATTTTTGCTACTGTTGCGCTGATTGTGTCTGTGACAAATTTAAGCGTCATTCTTTATGGTATTTGGCGATTAAGGGATTGACCTCTCATCACTCAAACGTCTCATCAGGCCACCATAAGCACGATCGCAACAACCGAGAGCAAAGTAACCACGCCTACTATCAGATATTCTCTTATCACCCAAACGTCTCTTCAGGCCACTGAGAAGCAACGACCTTCCCAACAACCCGGCAATGTTCATTGCAAGGCATCATAGGGAACTGTGGGTTAAGGGGTTGCAGGAATACCTGCCCACTGTCTTTGATCAGCTTCTTGAATGTGAACTCGTCCCCATTCAGTCGTGCAATACAAAAATCTCCCGGGTCAACTGGCTCTTCTGGGTCGACAAGAATCAACATGCCTTCCGGGAAGCTAGGCTTAGAACCAGCTGGCGCAGTCATTGAGTGACCATCAACCTCAAGCCAGAATGCATTGTCGCTGGCTTTCTTCGTTGTGCTTACCCATCGTTCCGCATCACGCTCTGTGAATGTGCGAAATTCAGGTGAGAACATACCAGCTTGTACATGCGAGAACACCGGGTAGTCATAGTCATTGCTAACCACTAAATCAGTGGATACAGACTTGTACATTTCTTCTATCTCTCTGGCGATAGAAGGACTGAACTCGCCAACATTAACTTGTAACACTCTTGCTAGTGCGGCTGCATTACTAGCATTAAGCGCATTTACACCATTAAGGAGTGCGGCAATAGCCGACTGCCCGACGCTTAAAGCGTCGGCTATGGATTCCTGTGAGAGCTTCAACGTAGATTTCTTGCTCTCATAAATCGCCTTCAGACGTCTAGCGTCTTCAAGTTGCTCTGTTGTTAATGGTTTCTTTTTTATGCTCATAGTAGAAATTTAACACCGTAGGGGATAATTTACTAACACCGCATGTGTTGACATAATTACCTCCAGCGGTGATAATCAATCCATGCACTAAGGAGGTCGTATGGAACAGCGCATAAAACTTAATGAATACGCACAACGATTCGGTCAAACCAAAGCTGCTCAAGACCTTGGGGTTTATCAGAGCGCTATTTTCAAAGCGTTAACAGCCAAGCGAGATATCACGGTAATCGTGCATGCAGATGGTTCTGTTTCTGCTGAAGAATTAAAACCGTTTCCCAGCATTCGCCGCGACAATAACGCAGCCTAAGTAACACCGCTCTTTTCACAATGGCCGTCCGGCCTACGTAGCTGAAAAGCTAACTTCAAAAAAACAACAAACATGGCTCTGCGTGTCTGCGCATGGCCTTTTAACTATTTGACACCAAAGGAATATAACAAATGGAAAACTCAATTAACCGCAACAAGGTCAATGCCCGTCGCATTGAATCCTGGTTGCTCAACCGTATCGCCATGAAAGGTGGAAGCAACGTAGCTAAAGAGATCGGCGTCGATAAAGCGCAGATAACCCGCTGGAAAGAAAGCTGGCTGCCGAAGATGGCAATGCTGCTGGCGGTTCTGGAATGGGGTGTCGTTGATGACGATATGGCGCGGCTGGCAAGAGAAGTTGCTGCGGTGCTTACAAAGAAAAATCGCCCGGCGGCAACCGAGCGATCAGAACAACTAACGATTGATTTTTAACTGGATCAATTCACAGGAGTAATTATGCCTAAGAAAACTCGTTTTTACCAGGTGTCAGTACATAAAAATATTACTCGTGACCGGTTCATCAAATCATGTAACCCGGCTGTCGGCGTAAAGCTGAGAGCCATTCTGGAAGAGTTAAAGCGTAAGGAGAACGGTCATGAGTAACCTCGCAACAGTTACACCAATCAGGCCGATTCTGGCGGCCGTGGAGCGTCAGGTGGCAGATCTCGATGATGGGTATACCCGCATCGCTAATGAGCTGCTGGAAGCGGTAATGGCTGCCGATTTAACGGCTCGCCAGCTGAAGGTTGTTCTGGCGGTGATTCGAAAAACTTACGGGTTCGGTAAAAAGTTCGACCGCATCACTAACACTCAAATAGCAATGATGACCGGCATTCACCACACGCATGTTTGCAAGGCTAAAAATGAGATGATCGCAATGAACATCATCATTTCTAACGGTCAAACAATCGGAGTTAACAAGGTCATTTCAGAGTGGAATTTCGACATTAGCCAACTTAGCAAATCATTAGCTAAAACAGCTAATAAAACATTAGCCAACTTAGCTAATGACCATAAGCCAACTCAGCTAAACACAAAAGAAACTATTCAAAAGAAAGAAAAGAAAGAAACCCCCTTACCCCCTGACGGGGGCGAAGATGGGCAGGAAAAACTTGAACGCCGCAAAACAGAGCGAATTGACTACGACTCTTTTCTGAAAGCCTACAACGCTGAAGTCGGAGAAAAACTCCCACACGCTGTGACAGTCAACGAGAAGCGCAAGCGCCGCCTGAAGAAAATCATTCCCCAGCTCAAAACGCCAAACGTCGAAGGATTCAGGGCATACGTCCGGGCGTTCGTGCATCAGGCCAAGCCGTTTTACTTTGGCGACAACAACACTGGATGGACAGCAGATTTTGATTACCTGCTGAGGGACGACACGCTGACAGGTGTGCGGGAAGCAAAATTTGCTGACAGGGGAATGGCATGAGACAGGATATCGAGGCCAGTGTGATTGGCGGGTTACTTCTCGGCGGACTTACCCCGGCGGCAACTGACGTTCTCGCCCGGATTGATGCGGACGCATTCACCATACCACTCTACCGGAAAGCCTTTGAGGTGATCCGCAAACAAGCAAGAAATCGCAAACTGATTGACGCTCTGATGGTCGCTGAGGAATGCGGTGATCAGCATGCTACCGATGTGATGATGACTGCCAGAGCATGCCCTAGTGCTGCCAACCTGACTGGTTACGCAGATATGCTTGCAGACCAGCATCAGCGACGATTGTTCCTGCATGCCATAGACGAGCTGCGCGGCGATGTGAGCAACGGAACGCTGGACGGTGCAGCATCGGCAATGGACGAGCTAATGCGCAGACTGAGCACCATCAGGAAGCCTAAAGGCGAAGTTAAGCCAGTTCGGTTAGGTGAAGTCCTGAATGACTATGCTGAAACGCTGGAGAACAGGCTTAAAAACGGTGAAGAGTCAGACACCATGAAGACCGGTATCGACGAACTGGATGCGATCACCGGCGGAATGAACGCTGAGGATTTGGTGATTATCGCTGCCCGTCCTGGTATGGGTAAAACGGAACTTTCGCTGAAGATTGCCGAAGGCGTGGCGAGTCGACAGCTGCCGGGAACTGACACCTTGCGCGGGGTACTTATTTTCAGCATGGAGATGAGCAACCTGCAGATCGCCGAGCGAAGCATTGCCGGACGAGAAAACATGGCGGTCAGCGTTCTGCGAAATCCGGCAAACATGGACGAAGAAGGATGGGCAAGAGTTTACAACGCCATATGCCACCTGAAAGACCTCGATGTCTGGATGGTTGACGCGTCAAAGCTGACAGTCGAAGAAATCCGCAGTATCGCCGAACGCCACAAGCAGGAAAACCCGGCACTATCACTCATCATGGTTGACTACCTCGGCCTGATTGAGAAGCCAAAAGCAGAGCGAAATGACCTGGCTATAGCACACATCTCCGGCAGCCTGAAGGCGATGGCTAAAGACCTGAAGACTCCAGTTATCTCCCTCAGCCAGTTATCCCGCGAAGTTGAAAAACGGCCTAACAAGCGACCGGTTAACGCAGATTTGCGCGACTCAGGAAGCGTAGAGCAGGACGCTGACTGCATCATCATGCTCTATCGAGAAGCGGTATACGACGAGCATAGCCCTGCGGCGAAATTTGCAGAAATCATCGTTACCAAAAACCGTTTTGGCTCGCTTGGCACTGTGTATCAGCGATTCGTTAACGGTCACTTCATGCCATGTGATCAGGATGAAGCCCGCATGATTTCAACCAGCAAGCCTTCAACTGGAAAGCGTTATGCCAAAGGAGCAGACGTATGAGTTTCAAAGAAGCACGTAACACCAGAGAAATTATCGAAGCTGAGTACCCGGAATTCCCTGAAACCATCCTCCACGCTGAGCTATGCCGCGCATGTGCTCGCGTAGACGGTCGAAGCATCAAGCAGTCGCTTAAGGCATTTGCTCTGGCACGTATCGAGAAGGTTGATAGCAAGCCACTTAAAGGCGCACTGGAGCAGATGGCATCCAGCATGTTTCCAGAGACAGAGATAGCCCGTATCCGCGCCTGTGTAGGTCGCATGGAGTCGGCACTGGTTAAGACATTCGGAGTGAAGCGAGCATGAAAATTGCGTTAATCACGGTAGCAATTTTATTCATGACTGGCTGCAATCCAGATAATTACGAAAGGGATTCTTATCAGTGGGCAGTCAAATTCTGCGGGACTGAAAAAGATATATCGTCATTCGAAATTTATAGCTCGATATCTAACGTTGTTCGTTGTGTTGATGGGCGTCGAGCCAGCATTCCAAGAGGAAACTCAAATGACTGAACCTTACATAGCAGAGCTATCTGCAAGCGTGGCCGTGATAGTCGGCCTTTTTTATGCCTGGAGGAAATTGTGAAGGATACCAGAAACTGGAAATGCTTCTTCGGCATGCACCAGTGGCAGCTAAAAGAGAAGCGAGAGCGGCACTACTACGAATATTCCTCCAGCTCCAGGCCATACAAAATTAAGTTTATTTTTCGAATGCAATGTGCTCATTGCGGAAAGTTCGAATCACAAATAATCGATTAACAGGTCCGAATGCGGGCCTTTTTTATGAGGGTAGGATTATGACTTTATACGAAATGGAAGGTTTTCTCCGTGGCAAATGTCTGCCCGGCGACATGATGGTTAATGAGAGCGACGCGCAGTATCTGGTGCGTAAATTCTCGGAGTTGCAATCACAAAACGCAGAACTGTCGCAT